TGTAATATTGTTCCTCCTTTTAATCTTGCATCAGGTATATCACGCAAGTTTGATGTTCCTGGAATTTGACCTGTAACATCTTGATTTTTATCAAACATATCTTGTACATGATTTAGAATTTGTCCGTATGTGAATGTGCCTAATGATTCATTTTCAGCATTTATTGATAAGTTTTCCGGGGTTTCGTATATGCCTTTGTTTGTAATTTTGTTGGCAGAACTATACCCTGCTATCCTTACTTGGTCGTTTACTGCTAATTTTTTGTTGAACTTCACATATTTGTTTGTGGTTCCGTTAGTTAATGTATAATCTGTTGTTATTGTTTTTCTTACACCGTTAACAGATACTGATAATTCTAAATCAGTAAGTGAGGCAGAATTTTTATAAAAATCAACTGCAAATAATTGTAATTCTGTCGAGTCGGCTATGTAAGTTCTTATTACTCTTTGTTTGCTACTGTTGGTTCGTTTAACATAGGGTCCTTGATAGTTTTGGAGACTTGACAATGACGTGTAATGTAAATGTCCTGATGCTAATCTTTTAGTAACAGTCTCTCCATCCAATTTGTAAGTGAACGAATCTGTTGTGTGGTCTGATTCAAATACTATATTACCCACATTGTTTATTGTGCTATACTTGACTTTCATATCAAGCACTGTGTCGGTTACAGCAGTGTCACTTGTTGCAAAAGAAAATATTTTTGCTCCTTTAAATGTTGAACTTGGATATTTTATAGCATCATCAAATGATGTAAGTGATTCATCAAATATGTTAAACAGTGGTGGCTGATTAAGTTTTGTTTTTTGTTGTGACTCTACCCATTTTTTACTTGTCGAATCCCAATACAAAGTTTTACCTTGGTGAGCCGTTCCAAATTCTATAAAAATGGATTCACCATTTGCTGGTGTTCCGTCTGTTGCTTTGGTTAATGAAATAAGTTGAGTGGAATCCCCTGCTGTTACAAAGTTTACGTTATAAATTAAACCATTTACTAACGGATCTGCATCGTTAACAAAAACAATTCTCATTCCATCTGCTAGTGATATTCCGTCTACAATATAACCTGTTTGTTTAACCACTGATGAAAAAGCGTCTGTGGTAACTGTATCATACAATGTTACAGATCTTTTTGCAACTGTTCCGTGATTGTAAAGTTCTAATCCCGAATCAAATTCTATGATAGGTCTTTTTGCTCTATCGTCTTCATTCAGTACAGGAGTGTATCCGCTTACCCTTGCTGTCTCTTCAATAACAGATCTGTGGAACCATCTATTGTATCTCGACCAAGCATTCTGATCACGTGAATCTCTTTTGATTGTCATGTAATCTTTATCTTTGGCCGTATAAACTGCTTTAGCATATGGTCTCGTGTCGTATCCAACTGCATCATAAGGAACTGTGGCTTCCTCAGAATATGGTCCAGGAGTAATTAAATCATCTACATCAGTAAGTGTGATTGATTCTCCAACTCCTTCCACATAATATTGTTTGTTTTGATATTCCTCGTTTACTAAATCATCACTGAATGATATTTTCATTCCGTTTGATATATCTAAAGTTCTTAAACTGTAATTTTTTACACCAACAATATCATCCTGCACATTAATTTTTGCTGTAGAAGTAATTTCTTTAATTTGCAATATACCATACATAGCATCATGGTTTCCGCATTGATAGTATAATGTAGCCGGTCCAGTTGCTGGCACTGTAAATGTAATTGTACCCGAATCTGTTCCATTGTTGGTTACACCTGTTGAATAAATTGTTGACGTTGATCCGTCTTCACTTATTTTGGCTTTATATGGTTCAGTCATTATCCATAACGGATGTCCTTTTGCATCTACATCAAACTTGTAGGTGTTTCCTCTATACAAAGTTAATATTGGATTATTCTCATTTTCTCTGTGCGTAAAATTATAAGCACCTTTTTGCTGATTAGTAACTTTGTATTCTGCAACAACGTTAGGTCCTATTGTATCAATTGGTATTGCACTTGGACCACCTGACATCCAATAGTATTCTCTGTAATTAATTAACTTGTCATAATCTATTGCCGGATTCCACGAGTATACAGTTTCTTTAGATAGTCTAGCATGATTATCAACATTGCCACCTAAAAATTTTATTTGATTGATGTAATCATCATAAGTTCCTGTAAACTTAACTTGATCCTCAGGGTTCAATGATGTTGTGTCTCTATCTGTGTAAGTTACAGCAGGCTCCAACTGATAAGCCATTCTATCTCGAGAAGTTGCTGATACATATCTGTCTGTGCTTTTTCTTGTACTGGCATCTTGTCTGCCTACAAAGCCATCTAGTCTTTCTAATGATCCTTTTTGTACTAATGGATCTAGTGTGCTTGATAAAAATCTTTGGTTAGCATCTGTTCTGTAAAAAGCAGGTAAATGTTGAACCGTACGTTTATACTCGTTGTTGCCTTGTTTGACAACTTCGTTGTTTGTTAGTGAATTAGTTGTGTTATCTGCCATTAGTATCCTGATCCACTACTGCCGGTGCTTGAACCGGAACCTGTTGTAGTAGAGCCTGACACTGCTGATCCTGTTGTCGTGTTTGTTGTGGCAGTTGATGTGCTTGTTACAACATCACCTGAAGCCGATAATTGGTTGGCTCCTAGTGCTGTGATAATCGAAACATCATTAACGGTGGCCCCACTAATAAAAATTTCATCCGCCGCAGAATCTATCTGGAACAGAGATCCAAAACCTTGTCCTGACTGATTTGGTACAATAACTGCTGTAAGCAAATCTGGTGCTAGTGCGTTGTGTATAAAAGCGGCTAATTCTGTAAAATAAAAAGTGTCTCCAAAATCCCAGTTATCTAATGCAAAAAATTGATTGATTGCGGCAATCACTCTTGTTTTAATTACTGCATCTGTTACGTTTGTTTTTAAATTTTTTACAACTTTAAAAGTTGCTTGTAACTGTTCGTCTGCATTTGATCCAAACAATATTTTGTATTTTACTGGGTGATAAATTATTTGATCTGCTAATGATTTCAATGGGTTAAGTGTTCCGGAATAATTTATTCTCATTTGATTTGATGTTGAAGGTAGTGGAAGAGTTCCGCCATCTTGCAACCATATTCTGTACAGGTTGTCATATGTTCTCTCTAACATATACACATCAATAATGTTAGAAACACTAGGATCTATTCTAGTTTCTTGTCCTGCATGATGCTTGTATTGGAAACTTATAGAACCTCTGCCTCTTCTTGCTATGTAATCTGTTGTTGTAGACAATGTGTTTGTTGTTGCATCATATTTTTTAATAATATCTTCTGCAGAATCATAAAAATAAAACAACTGTCCGTCCGTGTATGTTGCTGAATTCAGAGTGATATCTGCTTCATTCTTTGACACAACAAAGTTTGTTGATGCATACGGCCTGAATCTTGATATGTTATTATATGATATATATTTTTCTTGGAACACAAATTTTGTTGTAATGCTTGTATCAGGTTCCACAATAATATCAAATAGTTCTGGATTGTCGACAACACCGTCGTCGTCTGCGTCAAAAAATCCAACTTTAACTTTTCTATTATCCTGGAAACCGTCTGCTTCTGTTACTACATCAACAACTTGCCAATTAATTGGATAGCCAACAGCATTACCTGTTGAAGTAACAGCATTTGTTTTAAGTATTTTTAACGTATCTTTAACACTAGTACCTAATTTGTAATCATAAATTTTTTCCTGTGCATCAAAATGAAATTTATTTTGAGATACTGATTCAAATATGTATTCTAATTTTCTGTATGTAACTGTGTATGTGTTTCCATCATTTGTGAACTTGAACCACCAACTAGCATCTGCATTTGTGCCTGCTGTTGAACCTTGATTTGTTAAGTTAAACACATCACTTGTACTTAAATTTGTTGAAGTAATTACTTTCCACGTTTCTGTGTCCCAATCATATGTTAATCCAAAATCTTCGTACGCATTTATTCTGTCAATAATATTTGTTTCTAATGTTCTTGAAAATGACGTTGTAAAGTTCGGAATCAAAGAATTTATTATAGAGCCATCTGGTAGTATATTGTTTAATGTCACCGGGCCTAAACCAGATTCTAGATTTCCTATTCCGGTGTTGGCACCATCACCTACTACTGCACCAATTTTTGCCCATGATCTATCTTGACTGTTCTCTGTTGTTGATGTTACTAAAACTCCATTTAAAAATTTTCTAGTATCAGGAGATGTAAATTTAATTAATGCTCCTGGTTTAGCAAATTTTAAATTTGAAGTTGCAAAGTCACCCAGTACTAATGGTCCACCGGCCTTGATATAACCAGTATTAGTGTTTGTTGATGTTGTGGTCGAATTCCAAGTTGCTGACAGTGTGCTTAAATCTTTTGTTCCATATTTTAAATAGTAAAACTGTCTTGCATACGGAGTTTTTAATTTCGCTTCAACTTTTGCATCTATTGTAGATTGAATATCACTTCTATTGTTAAAAGTAAAAGTAAATTTTTGTGTTGATTCTTCTCTGTATAATATACCGTCTTCAGCAAACACACTTACATTTGAATAAGCACCTGTTGGATGTAATACTTCTTTTGCTCTAGAAATACCCGAAGCAGACCTATTAACTGATTTTACTTTAATAATTTCTTGTGATGCTGAAAGAGGAACTACTTGATAGTCTTCAGCAGTAATCATTCTGTTTTGTGAATAATAAACTTGTCCTGCTTTAGATTTGATCGAACTATTTGTTTCAGAAGATGCCGCATTGTATACTGCCGCTTGTAAACTTAATGTTATTGACAATGTTTGTTGAGATCCGTTAGCATCTACATACGGAACTGAAACAACTACATTTTGCATGTCATTGGGTTGAATAGCAAACTTGGTATTGTCGCTTGATCTATAGTACACTTTGAAAGAACCTAAAGGAAGATTAGAAAAATTCCCGTCACCAAAAACTAAATCAACTGTGTCGTTAACTTTTGTCACAACATTATAAATGTCTCTCTCTGATTTTGCTAACGAATTATAAATTGCATTATTACCTGATAAAGATGGAACCTTTGTCCATTTTTTTGACACTTGTCCGAATTGATCCAGTTGATATAACCAAACATCGGTGTTGTTTATATTTGGAGTATCTAATGGAAAAACGTAATTTGTAATTGCTGAATCTACTGTAAATGTAGAGTGTTCAATAGTTCCTTGTTTGAAAAGGAAAAAGAAACCTGTGTTGTTGGAACTGTCTCCTGATCCATCACTTCTGTATGTGTATGTTAAACCTGTACCTTCTACAGGATTAGATTCATGAATTGATTCTGAATCTTCAATTGTTGACGGAACTATTTCAAATACTCTGCTCACTCCACCAACGTTTTTAGTAAAATTAAACATCGGCAAGTCTGCTTGATTTGTACTTAAAGTATAAACCTCTGTGTTGATGCCGCCAACTTTTTTTGACTCTCTCGGACTTCCAAATAACTGTCCTGTTTGATTGGCCGCATTTAGTATTGCTGTGAACTGTTCTCTGTAATTTGAATTGGCAGAATCATTCCAAATAATTGTATTGTTAGCAAGATTACTTCCTGACGAATCTTGCACGTCTTGTGTTGTAGAAAGTGATCTTACTTTCAATAATCCGGTTGCCGGCAAATTTCTTCTTGCGTTGTAATTGATTAGTCTTGCTAATCTTAATATGGAATTTCTTCTTTCTGCTGTTTCAAGAAAGTTTTCTCTGGCATTCAAATCAACTCTGAATGATAATGCCTGTGCTATGTAGGCAATCAAATCTAAAAGTGCCACATACTCAGAACTCTCAACGTAATCATTGAAATCATCTGGGTAGTTCTCCTTGAGGTAGTTGACCATGGTTCTACGAAGTGTTTCAAAATCGTAGGATTTGAAGTCTGCCTGTTGAAAGGATTGATAGATCTTTCTCCAATCTTCCGCAACTAATAATCTGTTTTGTCTGTCTGTAGTGGCCATAATACTTTAATAATGATATTTATAGTATTAATTATGTGCGTACTTTAAGATAGGCGTAACAACGAGTTTTCATCGAAGTTGAATGATAGTTTTTCAGTGATGTTCAGTGGAATAAACGTGATAGACGCCTCTATGGCTATACCTTTGTCTGCTTCTCTAACTGTTATATCACTTGTGGATAGTCGTGGATCTGCATTTAAATTAGCGGTTACATCTTCAATAATTGCATCTTTTAGTGCTTCTGTGAAAGGTTCAAATATAGCATCGTAAATTATTGTGCCAAACTCTGGGTTTTCCACACGTTCTCCCTTACGCACTGATAATCTATTAATTAGATCCTGCTTGGCAACCTCAAAATCGTACAGTTTAAAACTTCGCTGTTCTGCCCGAGATGAAAAGCCTTTGAAAACAATCTTTCCTGACTGTGCATTATTTGATGAATTTGAATTGTATGCCATTTGCAATATTTATTAGTTGTTTTCTTCAATAATTTTTGACCGCTCTGATGCACTTAGGTTCTCATAAGTGTTTTGACGTTCTTTAAGATCTTTATAAAATTTGGCTTTGGCTTCGGCCACGTTACTGCCATAATTTCCGGTTTCATCATACCTGTCTATATCAAATTTCTTATCTAATTCTTCAAGTCTTTTGTGCTCTTCCGGTGTGTATGCGCCACCTGTATTAAGAGCTTCGAATTCCAACCATTCGTTCAGATACGTACCGTTGGTATATGCCTTGCCGTTGTAATATGGATCGTACTGCGGATCTTTGATACGCTTGTTTGGTTTGTATCCTCTGTTCCACGGTTCGTGTGTGACAAACACACCTCCCACAGAATCTGGCAACTTAACTTTTTGCCTTTCTTTTAATTTTTTATAAAACTCTGCTTTTTTCTCTTTCATATTTCCAACACCGTTCTTCTTGTCCATGAATGGTGTTACAACACCTAGCTCGTTCATCAATAATTGTGACCTAATCCTCAAACTGTCTGAGGTGATAGTTTCATATTTTCCTTCTGCAGTTAGGCCGTCACCGTTGGGACCTAGAAAGGCTTCAAGTTCTTCCCATGCATTATCAAATTTCATTCCATTGTATCCGCCATCGGTATTAGTACCTACTGTTGGTTGTACATACATTGGGTCGATGTCGTTATCGAAATCTCCTCTGATCAAAGATGTGTCACGCACTGTGGTTTTATTCACTATTTTGGCTGGCTTCCCTTCATCTATTGGTCCGTATGCCTCTATGTCAATTGCGCCTTCTTTAACAACAATTTGTATTTTGTCATGATCGGGTTTCATCCATGATGGTCCCCATGTTGCACGTGCAGACACAGAGTTGAAATGCACTTCAGATCCTGCAAGATCAATTCTGCCACTTGCTCCGTGAAGTTGCGGCCCGTCAGTAAATGACGTTATACCGTCTTTGGCATAGTGCCTCACACTGCCTTTATGTGATGCGTTCAATATTCCGGATTCGCCCATTGCATATATGTATTTTTCAGCATTCAACACAACATCTTCTTCTGCTGTAAATTTTATTTTTTTCTTAGCATGGAATTGTATGTTCCTGTCAGAATGCAAATTAAAATCTCCTTCAGTCCTCATGGATATTCCATCTGTTGCATAGATAGATACCTTTCCGTCAGCATTCATTTCAATAAATGCCTTGCCCGATGCATTGGCTATGTATACCACGCCCTCTGTGTCGTGCATCAATAATTGATGTCCGGATGCTGTTCTAATTCTTACAAGTTGATTGTCGCCGTCAATTTCGTCACCGTCGTCCATTACAAAACTGTGTCCAAGATCCCTATCTACTTGCAAAGGTGTGTCGTTTACACCAATGTTTAATTCTCTAGACTCTTCGCTGATTCGTCCAGGCGTGTTCCAACCAAACACTCGACTAGGAGTTTCTCTTCTTGCACTTGATGACGTGGTACCCCGTACGTCGTCTTGGATTAATCCTTGTTCTAATAGTTGCTCTGCCAGAGCAGTATTAACAGGATACTGCCATTCTTCCATTGTGAGATTGGTCTCACCTTCTCCATATGCTTTTTTATTTTTTTCCTGCCTAGGCAAATAGGTTGTACCATACTCCTTGCCTGCTAAACCTTCTGGGTCTGAATGAAAGTCATCTCTTGCTCCGTGTCCAGGTACCATCTGGTTTGTTAATGGCTCTTGTATACAACCCAACCAAAATGCATTTTTTTGTCCTTTTTCACCCTTGGCAAATATGACCAACACGTTGGTATCCACATCTGGTGGAATCGCCCACATACCATATGCTCGTTGCTGTGGTCCTTTTTCCGGATCTTTTGTGTTTGCTTTGAATGGTTTAGCACCATAAAAAGGTGACAAATATTGGCACCATATAATCTGTGATGGATTGATGTCGTGTCCGTCTGTTCTAGATAGTTCAGGAATCACAACACCCAGTCTTCCCATTCTGAGTGGGTCTATTGTGTTTTTTACCACTGCTATGTACGGACCTGAATCATTGGAACTACCTTTTTCTGAAAAGTGTTTAAGGTTGTCCTGTGTGTCTGAAAATCCGCCGCCTATTTTATAACCCATACTTTAATTTATCCTATGTCGTTTAGGTCTCCTACTTGCTGTTCGTAATTACCTTCTTTAGTTTTCTGTTGTAATTTTTTCACTTTATCCACAACTTTTTTCTGAAGTTTTGATTTTGCGGCTCCCATATCAGGTACATCAGTATCGTCAGTTATTCTAGATAATTCTTTACCTTTTTCCCCGCTCATCACCGTTGTAGGTTTGACATTTTCACTGTTATAATATTTAGAAATTTGTTGTGATATAACTGCCGCGGCATTTCCTTGTTGTTGCTGATTCAATCTAACACAATACAATGTCTGCAAAAATTGACCATTATTGAATTTTGAATCAACTTTTGTAACCTGATATATTCCGGAAAATTGATTTTCTGATCTTCCTCCAGATCCATAATGACGTATATATCCACCGGTGTAGCGATCATCTATATCATCGGGTGGTCTTATAAAGTTTATCTGGACTAAAGGTTGAAAGTTTTCTGAATTGAAACTTCCATATTT